GGTTGATTTGTCGCTGGGAAATAATTTTTCTGTGACGCTTGGTGGCAATCGCACTTTGGGCGACCCAACAAATGCCACGGCTGGTCAGTCTGGAGTAATTGTTGTCACTCAAGACGGCACGGGCTCACGCACACTTGCTTACGCAGGCAGCAAATATAAGTTTGCTGGCGGTAGTTCAAGCGCACCAACTTTAACAACTACAGCTGGAGCTGTTGATGTTTTGGCCTACTATGTGGAAAGCTCGACCCGTATCACGGTCACTTCGCTGCTGAACGTCTCATGAGTATTCCTGGAGCTGCAAGTCCGCTGTTTATTGGAGCGGCGGCTGGTGCTGCTGCGGCGTATCAGATTGATCGCAGCTTGCGGTTCAACAGCGGTGACTCCTCAAAACTTACACGTACCTTTAGTGCCAGCAATAGGAAAACATTTACATATTCCTGCTGGGTAAAAAGAACACAAACGGGAACCAAGCACAGCTTGTTTCATGCAGGTTCAACTTACTATCGCTTTGACAGTGGTGATGATTTATATTTTTATCATCCGCAGGGCAACGTAAACACTGATGCTCTTTTCCGTGACCCTTCAGCGTGGTATCACATCGTTCTTGCTGTAGATACAACGCAATCTACAGCCGCAAATAGGGTAAAAATATATGTGAATGGGACTCTTGCGAGCCTTAGTGGCACATATCCAAATCAAAACGTAGATGTTGACATCAACAGCGCAGCTGTCCACACGATTGGCAGCCAATCTGATTTTGACGTTTATCTAAACGGATATTTAGCCGAAATCCAGTTTCTCGATGGCACTGCTGTTTCTGATGCGTCTGACTTTGGTGAATACGACAGCAACAATGTTTGGCAGCCAAAAGAATACTCTGGATCCTATGGATCAACTGGATTTTATTTAAAATTTGCGGACAACAGCAGCAACGCAGCCTTAGGAACGGATAGCAGCGGCAACAGCAACACTTGGACGGTTAATAATTTAGCGGCAGTTGCTTCAACTTTGAACGGTGTCAGTTTTGACGGATCTGGAGACAGATTAACAGTAGTGGACGATGCAGATCTTGCATTCGGAACAGGTGACTTTACTGTTGAAATGTACTTTATTGCTGACACTACTAGTGGCAATGATGTCTTGTACGATAGCCGGGGTGCTACTGGTAACCCCACAGATGGATTTTCTATCGTCAGAAATGGCAGTCAGCTTAGGACATATACAAGCGGGAATTATGCAGTAACGTCCTCTACGACTTTAAGCACAGGCCAGCTGTATCACCTTGCAGTTACGCGTGAAGGTACGACTCAAAAAATGTACCTTGACGGAACCTTGGTTGGCAGCGCAACTGTAAGTAACAATTTTAGTCAACAAAAAGCAACTATCGGTTCTGATGTTAATGGCGGCGAAAGCTGGGATGGATTTATCAGTAATGTGCGACTCGTTAAGGGTACTGCTGTCTACACAGCAAACTTTGCTGCGCCTTCAACAGCATTGACCAACGTAACAAATACTGTACTACTGTGTTGTCAGTCATCTAGTTCAACAACTGCATACACTGTTTCTCCTGGGACGATTACGGCGCACGGAGACGTGGCTGTCATGGCCTATAGCAATCCACCAGCAAACGGGATTGACAGCCTGATTGACACGCCGACGAATTACACCCCTGATTCGGGAAATGCAGGCGGGAACTACGCCACTATAAGTGCAGTAGACAATGCAGGCGTAACTTTGTCACAGGGAGGCCTAGAAATGGCAACCTCTGGATGGCAAAGTTTTAAGGCAACGATTGGGGTTACGTCGGGTAAGTATTATTGGGAGACTCAAAACAAACAGTCTGCAGATGCAATCCTTGGCGTAGCAACTCAGCAGGCCTCAGTTCTTCCAAGTGGATCTATCTTTGGCTCGTCCGGGCACGGTGGAGGTGATTCAAACCCTGCGTGGACTTGGGCTGGCGCGTACAGCTACTTCAACGGCACTTCAACCTATACAGGGCAAAGCAATCATTCGGCCTCAGACATAATTATGTATGCGCTAGACCTTGACAACGGCAAGTTGTGGTTTGGCAAGAATGGTACTTGGTTTAATTCTTCTTGGGGAACTAACGGAAACCCTGCTACTGGCGCTAATGCCACAGTTAGCGGTTTAGACACAAGTTATACATATTTTCCGGCTGGCACCTGCCATAGCGGCGGCGCTATTTATAACTTTGGCCAACGCCCATTTGCTTACACGCCACCATCAGGATTTCTCAGTCTTTGCACTACAAATCTTCCTGACCCAACGATTGCCGATGGTTCGACGGCAATGGATGTTTTGACATGGACCGGCAACGCTGCAACAAGGACTCTTTCCGGACTTAATTTTACAAATACGGTTGGGCTCGCATGGGTCAAAAATCGAACTAATGCTTTGAATCACGTTATGCAAGACGTTGTTCGAGGATTCACAACAGGGAAGAAACTAGCGCCAAATACAGCAGATGATGAAGGTGATAGCGGTGCTTTGGCTGATTCCTATGGATACATCAGCGGCGCATCATCTACTGGGTTCACGATTGATAAATCGGGCAGCGGACAAGATTGGGTACAAATGAATAACAGCTCAAACAATTATGTAGCTTGGGCATGGTACGGTGGATCGTCAACGGGCAGCAACACTGATGGCAGCATCACAACTAATGTCCGCGCTAATGCGTCTGCTGGGTTTTCAATTGTGGGATATACAGGCAACGCAACGGTTGGTGCGACGATAGGGCACGGGTTAAATAGTGCGCCTGAATGGCTGGTGTTTAAAAATAGAGAAGAAGGAGCTGGCAACTGGTACGTCTATCACAAATCCGTTGGTCACACTAAATACCTGACATTAGACCGCACTCATGCTGCTTATTCGCATAGTTTTTTGAACAATACTGCGCCAACCAATTCTGTTATTACCCTAAACAACACTGCTGAAGTTAATGCTACTGGGCAAGGCATAATTTGCTATGCGTGGACTTCTGTTGCCGGATATAGCAGTTTTGGTTCGTACACCGGCACGGGAACTTCTGATAATTCAGCCCCGTTCATTTATACCGGAATGCGTCCTAGGTGGCTGCTTATAAAGAGAACAGATAGCGCCAAGGCTTGGCAACTAATGGACACTACACGCGACCAAATTAACCCGGCTGATACTAGTCTTTTCCCTGCTGGCGCTGATGCTGAGTCAGGTAATAATGCTAATTACTATATAGACATACTATCTAACGGTTTTAAAATTAGAACTAGTCACGACAGTCGGAACGCATCTGGTGGAACATACATTTACGCCGCATTTGCTGAGCATCCGCAAAAAACGGCGAGAGCGAGATGACCAGCCAAGTTACTAACACCGCGCGTGCGCGGTAACATCGTTTTATCGCCCCAGATCCATGCCTTATCAACTTGGCGACAGGACATTGGCTCTTGACGTTGCTTGGGAGCACAACGATGTCCAGTACCCAGCGAATTGGCTTCGCTTGAGCACAGAACAGGATCGTGCAGAGCTTGGCATCACTTGGGTCGATAACGAGCCGTCGTGGGCTCAGAAGTGGTATTGGGGTTATGACTCTGACGGCAACCTGATTCCCAAGACCTACACCGATCTGAAAGCCAACTGGATCGCTCAAACCAAAGACACGGCTTACAACATGCTGCAGCCGTCTGATTATTTGTGGCCCAAGCTGCAAGAGGCAAACAGCAGCTTTTCTGCCGCCAAGACTGCCTACACCGCATCGCCTTGGAGCACTTGGCGTTCCACCATTAGGACTGAGTGCGCTGCGATGGTTGCCAAGATTGAGGAGACCGCAAGCGTTGGTGACACGTCACCTCATGCGGATTTTGGCAGAGTGCAAGCGTTGCAGGAATACATTGAAGGCAGCAGCTATAACGTGTGGACTGCTGACCCTGACAATGCAGAGACCTGACCCGATGATCGCGTCTAAGCCTGGTGCGGAAGACGTGGAGGCTATGGCTAACCGTCAAGCATGGTTGGAAGAGCTGTATATGTACGACGGTCGCGATAAGCGTGACCATCCAATGCACGGCTTGTTTACTGGTCTGGCCAAGAAGTACCAGCAGTTTGCAGGCTAATGGTATGGATCACATTCAAAATCGTCACATAGACGAAGCAAGTAACGTGGTCTCGGAAAACGTTAACTCTCTTCCAAATGATCAAACCTCTCGTAATCGCTGTTTCTGGTGTTCTCGCTGGTTCAGCTGCCTTGGCAGGCCCTTATGCCAACGTTGAAAACAATGCTGGCTATCAGGATGGCTTTCTTGGAAGCACGACAGACATCCATGTTGGATATGAAGGTGGCGACGGTGTCTATGGCTTCTACCTGCAAGGCGGACCTGCCTTGGTCTCTCCTGAAGGCGGTGACGTAGACATGGAACTGTCTGGCAAAATCGGTGGCAGCGTGCAAGCCACTGAAAATTTCAGCGTCTATGGTGAGCTGAGCTTCATTACTGCTGAAGAAGACCCTTCCATTGGCACCAAGCTTGGCGCTAAGTGGAACTTCTGAGCTAGCCTGAGTTTGCAGAGACGCTTCTACCTCTCCTGGTCTCACACAGCAGGAGGGGTTTTTTCTTGCCATGCAAAAGCTTTTTAACGTAATGTCCGTCGCATCCTTCGTGATGTCAGGCGGCATGGTGATTGGATCGGTGTTGCTTTACAGCCGCATCCCATCGCTAACCAAGCACTACATGAGTGAGCTAAAGCTTGAGTTGACCAAGATGGTCACTGATGTGGTGCCTGGTCAGATTGATGAAATCATGCCAGAACTGCCGACAACTACTGGTCCAGCTGTGCCTTTCAAGTCACCATTTTAGTGTTGGCAGTGAAATCCTCTGGGTCATGAGCTTCAGGGCCGAAGCCTTCCGCCTTGATCCGTTCAGCAATGTTCGCTTTTGGCGCGGGTGCCTCAGCTTTCTGCTCAAACGAGGCAAGCCATTCGCGTAACGCGTCACCAGTAGGCGTACCTTTCGGCCATTTGACCCAGCGCAAGATTGCTTTTGGATCGGTAAACGGTCTGGCAGTTTTGCCTGACATTACGGTGTAGACAACAGGCGGTCCTTCTCTTCTGCGGTTACGCTCAATCCACAGCTGACCTGCTGTAAACCGTTCAGATTTCATGCCTGAGATTCCTGAAATTGGGGTTCAACGTATCTCCGTTCCAGAGATTCTTGAATGGCGTTCACTGCCACCACAGAGTATTCCAAATGCCCCACCCATCACGCTTCAGCTTGGATTTCCAGTGGCGGATATTCCGGGCTGCGTGGAGACTCGAAACACGGCACCTGGAGACGAACAGGTTTACACCGATGATCCGCGTGGCAACCTGGTTGCTTGTGGTGCGGAAATGCCTTCATACAAGCCGCTGGATTTCACGCCCGGCACTCTGACTTACAGCAGAGCAAAACCACCAGCCATTGATCCAGACATAGAAAAACCGGCTGAGGTCTTAAATCAGCCGGATCGCATCCCCTCTTCGCCGAGTGCCAATCTCGACATTCCAAATGTAGCTGCGGACTTGCCATGTCCTCCTCCTGACGCAATTCCTTTAGGTGCGAAAAACAAATCTCAAACTGCCGTCATTATTGGTTACAAGCGGATCGACGGTAAATGCGAAGCGGTTTATGAGCCGCTTGGAATACCGGCCATCATCGGGAATTATCTTCCTGGTGCGCCTGTTGTCTCTACGACTGCGGCGACTGTGGCTGTGGCGACGACGGTTGCCATCTTCGTCAAACCGTTAGGTGACATCTTGCTGAAGGCGGTCAAACCAATCGTCAAAAAAACGATCAAGAAGATCAAGGAGAAGTTGGGGAAGAAGGTAGTTGTTGAGTCTGCTTGGCAGCGCCGGAAGTTTCAGAGGGCTTTGCGTAAATGATTTTATGTGTGTGGGGCGGAATCTTTGGTGGCGGATTGTTTACGACAACATCAGCACAGATTGCTGAGAAGGGGCTGTCAGGGTGAAAGCTAACTCCGTCTCTGATGAGATCGGCGCAGTTCTTGAGGCGCTTGATCTCGTAGACCATGCGCTCGTTGGCAAGCTTGGCGTCTAGCAGTGCCACTTGTTTTTCAGCTGCTTTGCGACAGGTTCTGACATGATGCCTGTCTAGCGGCACAGAGATCGTGGCGGTGATGCCAGCGTTGATCGAAAAATTGTCCTTTTGCCCTGTACGAACAGGTTTATAGAAAAGGACATTGCCCGGATTATCGGGCCTGCCATCTGGGACGGGGTTACCTTCCGGATCAAACGCGCCAACCAGATCGATAGTGTCATAAACCGGTTCGTTGTAGTGCGACTCATACGGATCGGCCCAGCTAGTGGTGGAGCTAAGGAATGGATTGATGTTTAGCGTTGCGCCTTGGCAGCTAATCCCTCCACCGTATGTATTTGTAAATTGGCGACTTGGCACGACTTGAACTGCCTGATTCGTCACACTTCCAGAGCTGTTAGCAACTGGGGCGGCAGTGCTTGAGACCTGTGCTTGTGCTGGAGCGGTGAGCAGTAAAAGCGTTGCTATGACTCGCTTCATTGGGTGAAGGTGCTTAGCGTCTCCGTGGTTGATTCAACGTCAGTCTCACGCGTAATGATCGTGTGCTCTGTCAGTCCTGGACCTTGGAGCGTTTCAGCAAAGGAGAACGAAGCAGCCTCATTAACGATTTTCCACGATGGCTTGGATGAAGGGTCAAGTCCGCGCCAAACACTGCCAACACCATTCAAGCTGTTTGTCGTTGTAACAATGCCCATTGGGGCAATAGGGCCATTTGGAGCGACGTTAGTGCCAGAGGCTGTGTACTCATAACCCGTTCTATAGCGATACGAGTTGATGACCTCATTCACCTTGGTCTTTGTGGTCGTCGTTGATTTGAGTGTGCCCTGTTGAAAGTTAGGCACGACTGGAATGGACTTAGCTTCTGGAGCGGCGAGTGCGATGACGCACAGAACGCCCCAAGAGATCCAAATGCCTGTCCACATTTACTTGATTGTGAGTTCCGAGGTCAGTTGTCCGATTGCCAAGGTGTTTGCTCCACCTGCTGTAATAGTCATAGCGCCGTCTGAATGGATGGTGCCTGCAAGGTCGCCTGCAGTACCTGAGGCAGTTGAGACAACGCTGCCAAAGTTTGGAACAGTGCCTGTCGTCACTGCTGACGTTGGAACGGCGTCTGCCTGTGTGTAGCTCTGGCTAAAAGAGAATGCTTCGCCAGGTGTGTCTTGAGTGGCTGCAATCGTCCCTGGAGCGTAAACACCGCTGGTGATTGTTCCAGCTGAAATGGTGTTGGCTGTACTGCCGTCAGTTGTATCTACCCCAGAACCTGAGATAGAGAAGGAACTGCCAATTCTGTCTGCGCTTGTCACAGCGCCACCAACCTGCAGTGAGATTGATGACATGATTTTGTGGGTCAGATCAGCATGAGCTGGCGAGGCAGCTGCCAATGTGACTCCCAATACCAAAAGTGTGCGCTTCATTTGATGCCAGCTTTGGTGTCTTTGTTATCGACAATAGTAGGTTTCTTATTTCCGTTTCCATTGCTCTTCCGCTCGATACCAAACGAGGCCATAGCACCCGTCAAAAGTGACGCCACGAACGTATTGTCCATCTTCATCTGAGGGAAGAAGCCCAGATAGGAAACGGTGAGCAGTGTGGCGCTCCAGACCAGCACAGCGCATTTGACGACATCAGCCACGCTGACGCCTTCCTTTTCGTGTTGATCTTCAGGGTTGGTGGCCATAGCAGAACAGAGCTACCGTTACAGCGTAACTAGGTCAAT